GATTCTTTGGTAACCATTTCATATCGCTTCATTCTTTTATCAGTTAATGCAGCAGTTTCCTTTTTACCAAACTTTCTCTTACGAGTAGATTGTACTTGTTTTTTACCGATGTAATATTCACCAGTTAATCCATTTGTTATTTTGTATATAAATCCATGTGTGCCTTCTGGCATATCATGTAGTTCGTTAATTATTTTACCTTGGTAAGTCCATGTCATAGTTAAATATTTTGAAATCATCTTGATATCTTTCTTTTACCCAATCGACCATCCACTCTTCTGTAAAGAAGTGTTTATAATAATTTTCTTGATTTAAAGTTGGATGTGTATCGTAAATTGGATTACGGTTAAGATGCGGAATAGTTGAAGTACAATTTATTTTATTTAATATTTGTGTTACATCGTTCCCATAATTTTCATAATGAGCTACGTATGATATTTTTCTGTGTTTCGTCTTTCCCGCATTAATGTAGTAACTTTGGGGGAGAATCCATTGATGAAATGGATTTGCTTTTTTTAAAAACTCACCAAATGAATAATTGTGTGCTTTTTTTCTAAGCTCATGATTGTAAGCGGATGCGATTCGTGTGTACGGATTTCTTACTATTGTAAAAATATAATAATCGGATACATCATCAACCCATCTTATAGAATCATGTCCTGTAATTTGTTGTGTTCCATCTATTCCCCTAATAATGGAAGATAGTGATGTTCCACCTGTTTTGGGTATATGAATAAATGCCCATTTTTCAGAACTATTTATCAGTAAACTCAAATTATTGTTTTATCGTGTAACCGAATCAGAGTATTTTTTCTGGTTTAATGTACCTCCTCTAGCAGTTGCTAAAGCTTTGTCATCCTTATGTAGTTTGTTTCCCATGTCTGCAGATGTAGGAGTTTTATCCTTGCTACTTCCATTTAACTTTGAAAACTCCGAACCTTTGTATATGTCTTCGATTGATGCCATAATTATTTTTATTCAGATACTATTTTTAAACATAAGTCATCATCTCCGAGTGCATCGTAAATATCAGTCCCATCTTCATAAGTATCATATTGAAATACACCTTCTAAATCATTATCTTCAGCATATGATTGAACTTGTTCTAATGTTAGTTCCAAGTTATCTGTTACTATTGATTTGTCTTTAGCTAATAATTGATATAATGCCATAATATTTTTCCTTTTTAATTTTAGTTTTAATTAAACCTTCACATATAAATATAGAAAACTAAATTAAACCGAATTTTTATGTATCTAATCTAACAATAAAGTTCATATCGTAATCTGGTAAATTCTTTATTGGTTGTGGTAATTTTGCTATTGCAATCATATCACCATCTTTATCATATAACCCAATAGTTGTTATATAAGGAGCTAAATATGAACCAGTAGGGTCAGTAGAAGACTTATTATCATAATCATCCCATGAACCACTTATTGATTGATTAAACGAACCACTATAAAATTTATTTTGAGTAATATCATTTACTACTTTTATTTTTTTAGTTCCAGCTGGAATTGAATTGAATACTTCTGTTATTGGAGTATCATAAGAACCACTTAAATCTACATTAACTGCTGAAGGACTTTGTGAGTAATTAAACTCTCCTGCTTTTGCTGTTACTAAAACTTCTAATTCATTAATAGTTTTAGTTGATTTAAAATTCATTGAATAATCAGTAAATGGAGTAATACTATCATTAAATACGACCTGTCCCTCTGAATACATTATATTACCAAATCTTAATTGGTCAATATCCAATCCTCCAAAATCGAGTGCAATTAATGTTTGAATAGTTCCTCGTTCTAAATCTACCCTCATTATATTGATAGTATCCGTATCACCAGCAAAAGTTAATTTAGCTATTCCTACTTCAAAATCAAATGCAGCAACACCAGGTGAAGACCACAATGTTCCTACAAATTCACCATCATCGGTATCACTTAGTACCATTGTACCATTTTCTAAATCAATTGATACAAGAGTATATTCTGGATTTGTAGATGTAATGTTTCCATACCCATCATCACCAAACTCTACATCATTCGTTAAATCTCTCATTATAAGAGATGTTGGTTTTACACCTTCTCCATATTTTTTTTGAGGAATTGAGATAACATATCCTGTTGCACCTAAAATCCTTTCAAAAGAATCACCAATAGTTTCCATTCTACCATGTAAAGTAAATGGGTTTCCAATATCGGTATAGTATTTTGATTTTAACGATTTAAATAAAGGGTAGGTATATAGTTTTTCAATTGTAATACCATCACTTCCGGTAATTTGTTGATAATTCGCAGTTTCTTTATCAAATGATTCACCAATTGTAAATGAACCTGAGATTATAGGATAGTCTGTATTGGTAACAGTCCAAGTTTTATTAACTTGAAATGCTCTGCTGGATACGCTCGATTTTTGTAGTGTCTTTAACATATGGTTTTAACTCCTCTATATAAATATACTAAAACAAAAAACCCCACTTTATAGGTGAGGTTTTTATTTGATTAGGGGGTATTCGTTTTTTAGAAATCTAATTTAACTTTAATTAGAACTTCTTTATCGTATGATTTAGGAATCGGTTGTGATGTTTTAGCCACCGCAATGATTTCATTTGCATCATTTAATAATCCAACTGTTGTGATAAACGTTTTAGGGTCTTTCTCAAATGTTGATTCAGCGAATGAATTATCCGAACCAGTTACAAATGTAGGATTGTTAGAGAAGTTAAATTCTCTGTTCGTTGCTCTTATAAAGTAATGTGAAGTAGAAACATTTTCTGTTCTTCTTGCTTGAAAATCTATACCACCCTTAATAGAGTTGTGTAATAAGAAATGATTTTGTCCTTCACGTGTAGTTCCGTTATAAACAACAGCTCCTGAATTAGAACCGCTATCAATTGATGATCCAACTAATGACTCAACTGCAGTTGGGTTAAGAATTACCAAACCTTGGTCTGGATAAAATAAACCAAAACCTCTACCATTGGAATCAACCATTGTAGATACTGAAGCTTCAGCTTCTGTTCCTAAGTTTAATGAACCACTTACTACATTAAATACTCTACCAGATTTACCTACTGTATCAGAGAATTTCTTTCCGCTATCATCAATAAAAGTATGTGTTCCATTAGAACCACTTAATACTAATGACCAGTTTCCTGCATCCATTTTTTCTTTGTAACGTGCACGAGCTACATTGATTACATAGATATCATCTGAATCATGTGTCCCAGCTGCTGATGAAGAATAAAATGTAAATTTATCATCATCTTGGTCTAATAATATTGATTTGTATTGTGCGTATGTTGCTTTGGATGCTAAAGTAGATGAATCTGATGTTGTTAAATCAACAGAACCACTTGCGTATTTATGTCCATATGCAATTGCGTATTGTACAGCTGCTCCAACATCACTTGTAGGATTCTTATCATATACATTAACATAGTAGTTTTTAGTTGCTTCTGTTTGTGTAGATGATGTGTAGAAGGAAGTCATACTTCCAGTATCTCCACTCCATAGACCAGTTGTTACAACTTCTATTTTTCCATTAACTTGATCGAATTCACCAAATCTTTTATAGATACCATTGGAGATTGAACCTCCCGTTGCACCTAATTTATCACCACCAGATAAATACTGATTGGTGATTTTTAATAATCCGTCTGATGAGAGATTTCCCTGGTTAGCATCTAAATAGTTTGCTAACTCTTGGGATAAATTCACTCCTGCTTGTCCTCTTATGTTTGCCATTTTATTTTATTCTCCGTTTGTTAGCTTGGTTGTATATATTTTATTGTTACTGGAATTGATTGTGAACCACCAGTTTCGTTACCATATACAGTTATTGTTGTTTTTATTGATGCCGTTATATTTGGATTAGGAATGAATACAAAATTTAATCCTGTTTCAATAGATGCGGTTGCTGTTATTTCATCACCTAAAAATGCTGGTGATGAACCTGCTCCTGCTGATAATCCTTCTCCAACGATAGAACCTGCGTTCTTGTTTGCCAATATCATAGTATAACCACTCTGTCCATTACCACTTGGTGAAGTTGTAGGGGAAAGTTGTACTTTACCTGAATTTTGGTTTACACTTATCGATGGGATACCAAATTCTACCTTTGGCATCTTAGTTGTTCCTTTTGGCAATGTTACCAATTTATATCTTAATACTTGTGTTTCATCGGGTGAAGCTTCCGTTATCGGAATTGCTTTGATTGCCGAATCATAATATGCACTTCCTTTTGGATGTGCTGGTTCGTACAATGTGTAATCTACCTCGTCATCACCTAAGGCGAATTTGGAGATATTAAGTCCTTCACCTGCTGCCAACTTCTCTCTACCTTTTTTGGTTAAGATAGCATCGACTGTAATTTCTGCGTTATTTAAATAAGCCATAATGTATTTTTCCTCTTGTTATTCAATATATAAATATAAGGATTTAATAAAATCCTATAATTTATAAATTATTATTTATCAATCTACTTCCAATATTGGTTGACCACTTCCTCTTCCACCAGGATTTACTCTTAATGTATTTGGATTCGTTGTGAACGTTTGAACAGGCGAACCACCATCTAAAGTAGTTAATGATGTTTGTTTTGAACCATTAAAGAAAGAATTTTCCAGTCCTGTTGTTAAATCTGCCACATTTCTGTAATGATATGGTACATACCCATCCAATGGAACTGCACTTATCGTATTACCAACAACAAGAGATCCACTTTGTGAAAATTCTCTAAAGTTTAGTTTTTTACGATATAATGTTTGTGTTACGAACTCTCTACCTTTAGATTCATCATTTGGATCTATGTTTTGTGGAATATCAACGTTATAACTCTCTGTTATAACATCTACTCTTTTTCTTTCTTTTACAAAATTATTATCTTTATCTAATCTTGTTATTATCGTATGTCCGTTTTGTGCATATATTGGAAATCCAGCAACTGTTAGTGAATCTACATCCATACCAATTTGATTGAATACAGTTGAATCAAATTCTCCAGATTGAGAAGTTTCAAATTGTGCATTAACAGTAATTGAAATTCCACCCATATCCGAACCACTATTTACAGTTATAAATCCATATTGGCTTATATCACTACTTGCTACTATTGTACTCGTATATGAATCTTTAGTACCTCCTAATGATGGTGCTATTGACTCTGATACTGTTCCTTCAAAATTATTTTTACCACCACTTAGAACCGTAATATCTGATGTAATTAATGTACCTGATATTCCTTCATTTGTAGATTTTACATTAATATCATTTACATCGATTGTAGATGTATGATTATGTAATGATGCACCAGTAGGTTTTCTATCCACTTTACTTCTTTCAAGTATATGTGGTTCGATTAATATTCCACTTGCCACCTTTGCTCTTGCTGGTACTAGTGATTCTAATACATCAAATAATGATTTATCTATATATCTAACTAATTGTATATATTCTGATAAGTTTAATTGATATCTTTCAAAATAATATTTTCTTAATTTATTTAATTCTGAATATTCTGTGTTATAATCATCGGATGGGTCACCAATATAGTTATCTATTTCAAAACCACCTAATGATTTCATAATATCCATATTAATCTCTTTTATAGGAGAGAAAAATAATCCCAATTTATCCGAATCAAGTGGAGCTTGGTCAAATGATTTTTTAGTAGCCCTACTTTTATATGATAAATCTAATATTTTAGTTTGAGTTTCAAATCTAACTTTATTTCCACTACTAAATCCACTTGATGGTACTTCTGCCGTTACATCTCTATCATATGAAACATATTGATGAGGATATTGTGTTATTGAAGTAAAATTAGATGCAGTTGCAAATGAACTATATGTTGTATCTATTGAAACATTCTTAATAGATGTATCTCCTACCGAACTTCTATCTTTTGGATATTCAAAATCTAATCTGAATATTAAATCTTCAGTAGATGATTTGATGTGATTTCCATTAATAGCTTCTGGTAATAATGTATGATTAGAAATAACAGATTCACTCAAAGGAGCAGACCATAATCTAAATTCATCAATAGAACCAGTTAACGTAGAACCACCAATTGTTAATTCATGTCCAGTTTCCCATCCATTATTACTACTTGGAACTTTCATAGTACTTGATGTACTATTTCTAATTCTTCCTTGCAATCCTTCTTTTAAATAAACATCAATGGTATCTTCACCACTTCCCGTTATTCTGTTAATGGCAATTTGTGTATATTCATCATTAAAGAACGCAACTTGTTCAGTTGAAGAGGATATATAAGTACTACCACTTAATATGTTTAATGTTAATTTAGCAAGTGAACCAGATTCAGGATAATCTACATCCAAACTCCATCCAGCCGTACTTATTAATCTTTGGTCTTTTTTCTGATCTGTATTTAATCTAAATTCTACTGAATCAGGATACTTTTCATTATGAGATTTCCATGGTACTATTATAGAATCACTTCCACTAATATTAATTGCAGATGTTCTATCCTCGTATGTGAATTGTGTAGTTCTATTTCCAGGTTGTGGTCCACCAAACTCCATTATAGTTAATAATGATTGTGGAATACCATAACAACTTAGTGCTGCTGATAACGCCCTTCGTGTACCTTTGTGTTTATGTAAATATGGTAAGTTATTAAGTAATCTTCTCCAAACTTCATTCTGTCTATCTTTACCACTCATCTCAGAGGCAATACTACCATCTGAATTTTTACCAAATGCATACTCCCACAAGAATTGTGATTGTACACCCATATCAGCATCCCAACCAAGAGATTCTAACATATGATAAATCAATTTATCATTAATTCCGTTTTCGAATTTATGTTCTAATTTTTTAGTTTGTTTGATACCATTAATATGTGCCCACAATATATCAAAGTGTTGACCAATCATATCAAAGAATAAAGTAAATGATTGACCTTCTTCATCATTTTGTATATGAGCTGGTAAATTATTAACTAATCTTGATGAATTATCTCCATCATGTATTCTTGAAGTTGTTTTTATACTATTATACCAACTGGTTACGGATGAATCATTCGATTCAGATAATGCACTTCCACCAGCTCCAGGATATGTCAATCCACTTACTGATGAACTTGTATATAAGAACTTTTCAAATGCATCAAATCCTTTTTTAGAATCATTTATTTTATCAAGAGTTCGTTTAGCTTCATTTTTAATAGCAACAGAACTTGTAGCAGAACCAGTAATAGTACTCGATACTCCACTTCCTAAATCAATTGAACTACCAGATACTAATCCATTGTATCTGTTTTCATATGATTGTATTAACTTAACTTTATAATAAAAGTTCTCAACTCGTTCTTCCGCGGAAGAGTATTTTACAAATGAACCCCAATCGATTTCTGAAGTACTACTTTCTTCAAAATAATTACCAGTACCATTTTCTACTAAAGTAAGAGATGATGTTACAAAGTTAATATTTAAATTATCTAAAGAATATTCTGATGAAGAAATAAATTGATTTACAACTTCATTTGAAGTAGTTGATCCACTTGCAATTAAATCATCTAAAATTTGATAACCAATTACATCGTTTGTTTCTAATGCGAAATTAGGAGTAAGTGGTGTACAATGTGTAGATATATCATCAACAATAGTTATTTGGTCAATTATAGGGATTGCCTGTAATTTTGATAACCAAATAGTATCGTTAGTATTTACATTTTTAGGAAGTGGTTCATATAGCTTTAATACTAATGTTTTTTCTTCGTTTATTTTTACTTGTTGATTGGTTTGGTTGTTATACTGATACGTTGATAATGTTTCCGTATCAATACCCCATGTAGCTACTAATTTATTATTACCATCCCCTAAATGTAAATAATGAGTTAAGAATGGAGAAATGGAATCTGTAAAAACATCTGTATTAAATCCTTTAGCAAATGCATTTCTTAAATCAGAAATTACATCCGCTCTTCTTAGATTTAAATCACCTACATCAAATGAAATACTTATACGTTCTTCCTTACCATCTGTTTTTGAATCTCCCTCGGTATTGGTAGGAATTAATAATAAATTAAACTGCAATATACCATTAACTTCTAATGGACGTATTTTTGCAAGATTTAATTTATTTAAAATATCACCAACATTAAAAGATGCAACTCCAATTGCAGGAAATTGTCCTAATGATGAAACAGAAGTTTTCTTTCCAGCATATATGTTAATAAAGTTGGTATTAATAGATTGCCATGAAATTTCAAATGGAACGTTTGTTCCTTTAAAATCAGCTCCTACAATGTTTTGTGGATAATTTATAGTAGTAATATCAGGACCAGGTAAATAGGCTTTACTTTCAACTGTTACTGTTATTTTTTCTAAGGTACTACTACCACCCCTATCAGATATTGCCTGTAAATGAACGGTGTAGTTACCTACTCCATTATAGAAATCCGATGTTTTTAATATTAAACTACCATTTGTATCAATTTGTCTTTGTGTATTACCAAGAGTGTAAATTACCTTATCGGCATTAACACTTCTATATGGTATTTTTATAGAATTTGAATCTGATATGTTGAGTTTAACACGAGTAATGTCTGCCTTTATACTTGGTGCATCTGGGGCTTCTTCAACTGCAACCTTAATGGCATTAACTACTATATTGTATTGTCCTCCAGATAGTGGTAAAGTAAATTCCTTTGTTTTAGTAGTTTTATTACTTCGATTATCTGGTGTATTATGTGTAAATGTAGTGGTGTGGGTAAAATCACTAATACCTACACTTATAAATTTTATAAAAGAGTTTCCTTTATTATTATTTGGTGTATATTTTAAGTTAATATCACTTTCATCAATAACAAATCCACTCTCACCCCATGAAGTTTGATATTGTATGATATCATTAGCAGATACATAACCTTCTATATTAACTTTTATTTCAGTTCCACTAACGGGTTCATCATCATCAATAATAACATCATTTAAATCAAACGCTAAAGTAAGTTGTTGGGTTTTAGTTATAGTATCTGTTATTTTATTTATTTGATCTAATACGGGGATTGATACTCCGTTTTTCTCTAATCTAAATTCATAATAATCATACTCAACAAAACCAACAATGGGTTGTTGTCTTTTTACATTAGGCTCAACTCCCCTTGAATACCCCAAGTAGTATGAGTCAACACCCTGTCCTGTATTAAACGAATCGTTGGAATTAAAGTTAATTCCCATTGAATCTTCACCAAAACCTCGGTAAGTATCACTATCATTTCTGATAGGAATTCTATTGTCTGGTTCTATAAAATCATCATCAAATTGTTCAATTAATGGTTTTATTGTTTTAGTGAATTTCTTCTTAGTGGAATATAATTTATATTCATCATTAGAAGTAAATCCACTTTTTATTATCTTAAAATATTTAGGTGTTAATAATTCCTTTCCAGTATAATTGAATATCTTAGCAGGAGTTTTTAAAGTATCCTTACCATTTATAAGAATACTACCACCTTTGTTTGATGTAATATTAACTGATAAATTTCTACTTTCCGATAATATCTTTGTTTCTTTTTTTATATATGTACAACTTCCATTACTAACAGTTGCATTTGGATTATAGTTTGTAGCTGATCTATCCATACAACCACTAATAACTGACACAGTCGTTTTTGTAGAACCACCAGTTCCACCTCCCCCTCCTCCGCCAGTATTTCTGACAATTTCATATGAGTCGCCGAAGTTTCCATCTTCACCACTACCGCCACCTTCTATTTGGTCATAAAAATTTGCTCTAACTGCCATGTATATAAATATCGTTATTTAATATTACTATCTCTCTCGTGGAGGTCTGTTTTTTCGTATCACTATATCTCCTCCACCAAGGTAACTTCCACCTTGACCGGTAAATGATGTATTGTCTTCTATCATATCATCCATTTGACCTGATGTTTGTCCTCCTCCGGTTGTTGATCCAACTGATACAATCGGTATTGATACCGGTGGTGGTGGTGTTGGTTTACCAACAACCGGTGGTTTCGGTTTTGGTGGTGGTAGTATTGGTTTAATAACAACAACCGGTGGTATCGGCCTTTTTGGTATTGTAACACAAGGTCCTAACTCAATACATACAATACCAGGTCCTTTTGATATCGAACCTCTTTGTGCACAAATTGTTGTTGTATCACCTGGAAGTAAATTACTTGATGTTTTAGTATTACCAACTGCATCTTTATAAGTTACCGATAAGGGAAAGCTTTCCCTTGTTGTATCATACCATGGGTTGGGTACAGTTTTACCTGCTCCATAATTATTATTATAGCTATCTGTTCCTAATTGATTTTGTCCATAATAATTTGCAATATCGTTATACTCAGGATATGGTTTTGTAAGTAATGGAAGGTTGTTACTATTTTTAACACTATACATACGAGTAGATGCTATTTTATCAGGCTTGGGTACTTCCCTAACATCATTTGTCCATTTAATCGAACCAACATCATGTTTGATATTAAACGAATCATACATCTTTCCGTTAACAGGTGTTTGGATTTGTCCGTTTAATTTCCATTTAATATTTGCAGTTGAAGACCAAATATAATACTTTTTAGATACACTTTCAATTACACCCTCATATTTACAACTTCCATTATCAGAAGTAGCGTTTGGATTGAAATTAAGTGCACTTGAATCAGTACATCCTTCGATTTCTTCTTCCTCAACAATCACTTCCTTATATGTACAACTACCGTCGTTATCTTGAGCCAATGAATTATAATTTTCAGCTTTTGGATCTGTACAACCTCGTACTCGTGCATTTACCTTATCTGGAACAGTAGAAGTGTATATTGAATTAGATGTGGTTGATTTTAAAATTTGACTAACCTTATCAAGTGTAATTTGCTCTTCTTTAGATAATATATTATCTTTCTGTATATCTCGTTTTGGTAAATAGAAATCAATACAATTAATCAAAGATGATTGTGCATCTTGTAATAGTTGTGCTATTGATAAATCAATACAATCTGTTTTATCTCCATTTGGGTTACCATAATTTATATCATTAATACTCCAATTTTTATTTGATGCGTAATAGTTCATAGATTCAATAAACTTTGTTTTGATTCTATGTAATAAAACTTCAAAGCTTTCTATATTGAATTCTTTTTTAATTAAATTAATATAATCAACTCCATCTTTTTCCTTACCTTTGGAAAATAAAAAGTTTTGAAGAATTTCTTCCAATTTCAATCCCTCTATAAAAACATTTACATAATAAATCACATCATCTCTAAACGTTTCGTTTTCAAGAAATACATCCAATCGTTTTTCTAAATCTTTATTTTTCTTTTTAGCTCTATTTGGTAAAACTCTAATTTCTGTTCTTGATGGTGAAATTTCATGTATCCATAAATTATCACCTTCAATTGAATCAACACCCACTCTTCTGTTTAAAAGAGTTACTTGTGTTTTAAATATTCCGTTTGAATACCCAGCTTCTCTAATTAATTTTTCAATATCTACTATAAATTCGGTTGTTCCGTTTTTCTTTTTTGTTTGGGAATTATCTGATATTATAAAATATTCAGATATATTAACATCATCAATATAAATGTATCGTACCAATTTACCATCATCCCCTTGTGGTAGTTGGTTTTCACTTGAATCAAATAAAATAAATTCGATCATATCAGAACAACCCAACCCAAAGTTAGATTTAGATATTTCTTTTTCAAATACCTTTCTATCCTCAGAGTCAACCTTGTACCCTTTTCTATCGATTATGTCTTTAAATCCTTTTATAGCCATTTCTTATCCTTTATTTTTTCTAATCTTCCAAGTAAGTCCTTCTTGTTTTAAGTTACCAGTACCATCTTCAAACTCAACTTCTATTTTAAATTTACCGGTATAATCTCTGGCTTTGTTTCCCCAACGCTTTGGTTTTGGATTGTTCTTACCTCCGATTGATTTTCTAAAGAAAAATGGTATTTCTTGAGTTGCACCCTGTTCAATGTTAGCATTAGCGGATGGTTTCAATGATGAATCAGAACCAAATCCCATTATAGGACCTATTCCACCAGCATCGGTAACTGTTAGTTTAACTTTAGTTATTTTTTTACCATCATCTCTAAGATTTTGTATTTTTATAAAACCACCCTTTCCACTTTGTGGATTTTTCCTAGAAGTTGTCCATGAAGCATCAAACCCAGTCCAATCAGCTGGTTTATCTTTTATAACTCCCCAATATGCTTCATTACCTGTAAATGGTGTTAAACCACTTGCTGCAGCTGCTGTTTCTGCGGCAACTCCCGATACTTGACTTGTAAGTTGGTTAGTAATTGCTTTCTGAACTTCTAAAAGTTGTTGTAATGTTTTCTTTTGTGCCTGTAATCCTCGGACTTGTGCATTTAGAGAAACCCTCTCTACTCCCTCCTTACTACCTGCTATAACTGCGTTTTGAAAATCAGATAATAATGTAGTAAATCTGGTATTCGCAACTTGTGTTTCATTTTGAGCAGAAGCTTCTTGTAATTTTGCCAAATCCAATTGAACTTCCAATTCTGCAATTCTACTTTTTAAACTTTCTATTTCAGAAAGAGCAGTATTCCATTTCTGTCTAAAATCTTCTGAAACTTTTACCAATGCTTCGTACTTAGCTAAAAGATCATTATATATTTTTTGTTTAACAAAAGGTCCTTTTTCAGGCTTCTTCTTTTTTATTAACTCATCGACTTTTACATCTAAGGATTTTTTTAGTTCTTCTTCATTATATTTTGGCTTTTCTATATAACCAGAAGTTTCTCCACTAAACTTAGTTTGATTATCATCGTATTCTAACGTTTCTCCATCATCAACCCAATCTGATTTATATCTTGGGGAAATTTGCTTTCCCTTGATTGGTCTATCATTCCACTTTATTGGTGGTGGGACATCTCTAAACGGTCTAACTTGTTTGTTATTTTTTTTACGTACAAGAATACCACCTGTTTTTTTATCCCTTTGTATTCCTTTAGAACCTTTCTTAGCAAGTTGCTCTGTTCTAATCTCATCTCGGCGCGGAGGCAATCCACCCTTCATTAAGTCTTGCTTAGGTTTATCAGGAGACTTTTTGAAAAGTTCTCCTACTTTAAAATCTTCAGGTTTAGCTGCCATGTTATAATTCTACGGTGAATGTTAAATCCTTGTCTTCAAAGTATTCAACTACACCATTTCTATTTATTTTTGTTTCAATATAGTAATCTCTATTGATTTCCCAATTTGTTAAATTTAATTTAAAGAAGTGTCCGTTTGCATCACAACTAATTTTAGTATAGTCATCATCGAATGGAATTACCACTTCACCAGTTACTACATCTTTAATTTGATAGTATGTAGTTGTAGGTAAATATTTAACATCTCTATAAGAATATGTGTTGGTGTAAGTTTTAAGAGGATATTTTTCTCTTGCGAAAACTCTAATTGTAGGTTTACTTCCCCTCTTATACGAAGTTTTTAATCTTTTAAACGTTACATGAATATCATCCGATGCAAGTTCTGTAAGAGAACCTGTTGTATAAGTTGAATCATCCCAACCAATTCTTATTTTAGGTTGGTAAATTGTATTTGTTTCTTTTGAAAAGAACTTCAATTGTCCATAATCAGTAGTATCATTCTCTTTCTCAGAATCATGTTTCAATATTAATCCATTATTTGGAATTGAACCAGATACCCAATCTTGAACTGTATTTAATACATTCATTGATATATCAGATGATGAATAAGAAAATGTCTGTGATGCCGATGAACCAGTTAACCACATTCCTCCTTTACCATTGTGTGAACCTGAACTTTCTAATGAAGCCGAACCGATTAACCAATTTGATAAAGTTGTTCTTTTATTCCAACTACATCCCTCAATTGATATCACATCAAATCGAGTTCCAATTCCAACATCCCATGATTGGGAAACAGGATGAGCATGAAGTGTATAATCTGTTGGGGATTCAATTGATTCACATTCTCTAATAATAAGTTCAGCAGAATGTACAGAAATATCTCCACTTGCATTTGAAGCAGATATTTCATTTGTATTAAATTGAATTAAAGAACGAGAAATATCCTTTAAGTTACCATAATACGTTTTAGTTATTTCCAATACCTCATCCCTACCTGTATTTTGGGTAGGTTGTTGTAAATAAATTGTTGAATCTTTTGATGCTGTTACGAAATAATACATTATATAACCCTCCCTTTTAAATCTTTGTTTGGATACTTCACTTCAAATATAGATGGATCTAAAGATGGATAAACCATTTTACCTTTAGTTGCATCTGATATATTATATGAGTGTTCTGAGTAGTTTCCTAAACACTTGTTAATAATTTCACATTTTGGTACAGACTGAACTCCCTCGATACCTGCGATTAATAATTCTATTTCCGATATATTGATTGCCATGTTAAACGTCCAATTATCTATATTAAAGTATTTTGCTAATTCTTGTTGAACTTTAACCAACACCTCTCTTTTGTTATATCCACCATAAACTCGGATTTCAAAATCACATCCAATGTTTATAACAAATCCATCTATTAAATTAACACCATCCGTTAACATTCTGTATTCGCTAATATATGTTTTTAAGTTTTCTTTAACTGCTTGATTTAAAGTAGATAACGTTTTTTCTGAATTGTATCCAAGTATGTATAAATTAATTGCAAATGGATTATTCTTTTCAGATGTATTTGATTTCTTACCACCTAAAAATCGTGTTACTTCATCTTTTATTTCTTGTTCTGTTCGTTTAGTATCACCTAATTTTTGAACTAATCCTGTAAACTCATTAAGTGAAGTTTGATTGGCTAATATAGAAGCTGGAGAATTATTATCCAACTCACCATCTGGTGCACAATAAGCTTTAGCGATACCACCATATTTTGCTGGTAATGATAATGCTCTTACTTGATAATCTTTACGAGTTACTGCTCTATTTTGTGAACCAAAGTTTGCTAATGCATTTTCTCTAATTTCTTCAATCGTATCTGCACCCTTACCACCAGTTCCTGTTTCTTCATTATCAACAGCAACAGAATTTTTGGATACTCTATAAAGAGCCTTTTCTGCTTCTTGGAAAGATGAAATATCATCATCAAATGAAATTGTTTCAAGATTATTTAATTCACCTACACCTACATTTGATTTTACTCCACCACCAACTAAATAAGATATAGTAAATTCTCCTGTTGGAGCTTGACCATATGATTTTGTTTTTAGAAAGTTTGAAGGATCAAATGATGCACCCATTTTATCAATAGAAGAGTTTAATCCCAATCCTACATTTTTAAAGCTAGGTATTAGAGTTTCATCTCCTTTTGAAGAATTACCTGCACCGAATACAAGTGATGTTGTATTATCATCATTTATTTTAGTTGTAAATCTCCTTGATGTTTTTAAAACTTTAAGAACATTTGGTACAGATTCTTTGAATTGAGCCAAATCTTTATCTGTTTGTTCTGAGTTTGCATAATCAACGTAAACCATTTCTTGTGCTAAGTAAGGAACTTGATACCACTTATTTCCATTAGAATCTCTAACATCATAAATATCAATTACATTATTATCTCCTAATTGTATTTTAGAAAATTGTTCAGGAGAATTACCAAAAGTATAATTAATTGTTTTTAGTTCAGCAGACATTGCATTTACATATTTTTTTAATAAATATGTTGTTGGTGTTCCTTCGTTACTTTCGTAAATTGAAATTTCTCTGTCATCTTCTACCGAAAAATCAAGTAGTTCTGTACTTCTAAATCGTGTTCCTGAATTTGATGATACTACTACCATTCCTTCTTTGATTCTCAAACAATAATCCAAATCTGCTCTTACTTCATCTCCAGTTCCAATTGATGGTACGGTTTGATATACTGCCAATCTTACAATTGATGGTGAAGTTACTTTTGGCTTATATCCAAGATATTCTGCCAATGCAACTACATTCTGTTTATCTTCAGAATATAACATTAATGATTCTTTTAATGTATCATCTGTGTAATATGAAAGAACATCACCAAGATAAGATGCCATTTCAATGAACATCATTCCAGGAGAGGCTTCGTTGAAATCAGAATAAGTTTGAGGGAAATATGTTTTTGCGTACTGGATTAGATTTTCTCTAAATCCAGAGAAATCTTTATTAAGGTACTTTATGTCCCTACCTTGATTCGATTTTTTTGTTGAACTATTTAATGCCATTTTTTTATCCTCTTACCGTAAATGTTAATTCTTGTGATTCAAATTGACCACCTACTGAAAACTTTAAATGAATTCCAGCAGTATTTTTATCTTTCATTTCATCCGTCATATCTACTACAATTTCATCAATATCAATATATGGTAACCAGAAGTTAACACTATCCGTTATTAGTGATTCAAGTTGTATTTCTAAATCATCTGTTATTTGTTCAAATAATAGCTCTTGTAATCCTGTACCAAAATCTGGTTGTAGAATTCGTTCACCCTTATTAGTTAATAGTAAATTTTTTAAATTACTTTTTGCTTGTTCAAATGAAGAAAATGCCTGGTCAAAGTAACCACCATTTCCTCTTTGTACTGGCAAAGTAATTCCATACGCGGAGTTAGAAAACTCTTCGGTATCTTTTACTATTTTCTTATCAAGAATGTAAGCCATTTATTTATTCCTTATTTTATCTCTTAAACTTTTTAACAAGTTCAGAGTTATCTCTATTTAATATTCTATCTAAACCAGGTAATCCAGTCTGAACTCCTAATCCAGTTTTACTTGGAGTAGATGCCATTTGTTGATATCCCATTTTGTGAGCCATTTGAGCTCTTAATGCATCTGTTCCACCTGCTCCTAAAGATGTTCCCATACTAACTGTTTGGTCAATATCCGGTTCTGCATCCATATAAGAAGGTATGTGAGTATTTTCTTGAACTATTGGTTGTTGTGTTTGTTGTGGTAAACTATCTAATACAGATGCCCCACCACCTTGGCCACTTCTCTGTGCTTTAGAAAAGGGAGTTGTTTGATTTAATACTTGATTTAATACTGCGTTCTTTGAGAATGTTCTCTGTGGTGCTTGTGTGTTTTCTTGTATTGGTACAATAGTTGCTGATTGTTCTTCTCTAAGAATTTCATTAGCCATATCAAATGGATCCTGTGTTTTTTTCTTTAGTACCTTTTTTGATGTCTTTGTAACTTCCAATAATCTTTTACTAACTTCCGCTTCTAAGATTTTAGGAAATGTTTTAGACAAAAATAGCTCTTGCTTTTTAGCAACCTCTACTTCAACGAGTGCCTTTATTACTTTAATTAATTGTTTGTTATTCATTTCTAATTCTTGTTATCTTACTATAAATATATCTTTGTTGATTTTATGGTTCGTATTCACACTAATAGTAACATTTGATTCCCATCTCGTATTTTTTATTTATCATAGTCATTTTCTTTTTACGATTAGTTCCAGTACGTTTACAAGTGATATGTAACCATATACTATTACCATGTTCAAATATAAATTGGTCAAATGGGAGTGTTTCCACAATCCATTTAGAGATTGGTAAATAATCTCTTGGCCCAAGTCCTGTGAATTGAATATCTATTGCTTCACCAATCTCATGCTGAGAGACCCTACCTACTAAACTTGGTGTTCCTCGGAAAGCTGAATTGATTACTACATTTGGATATTTTGCTAGTATTGGCTCTACTATATTTACCGCTACGTGTTTTAAGTTACACACAATATCATCAACAGTAAGACCATGTGCTGCTTTTATCTTATGTGGGAACGTAACATCCAATGATAAAGAACGAACTTTTAAATTGGGTGATAACTCGGCCTCATAGTTTAATCCTACTCCACATTGTGAAGGTATTGCTTCTGCAGCATTTTCTGAAGGAGTTATTTCATCAGGAGTATCTGATAAATCTGGTGATACATCAGGAGCAGATTGTCTTTGAATCGCTGCTAATGTTGAGTTTTTTTCTTCACCATCATCTGTAAGTATTTCGGTTCCTGTTGCTGCAACAACCGCAGCTGCACCAGCTACGGTGTTGTTGTTATCAGGAATAATTTCTAATAATTCTTCTACCGTAAGAAGGAGTGTATCTATAATACTCAAATCAATTGGTGGATTAACTACTGGTTTCGGTACACTAGGTCCTGCTGGTGGAACTGTAAACCCAGTCCATGTTAATACACCTGGTGCAACGAATGGTGGTGCACCTGGATATAATGATGTTGTCATATATAATCCTTGTATGGTTGGTACATGAGACATCATGGATGCTATTAATCTATCTAAAAACAATCCACTATCATCAACGGGACTAAGTGGTCCAACTGGTGTCCAAGTTCCAGGTGAAGTTGTTATAGCTGCGGTTGTTGTTATATTTAACATAGAACCTGGAGCTGGAATTATTGGTGGTATTCCTGTTACTAAAGTTGCACCGGTCCAATAACCTAATACACCCTTTCCTATATCATCGGCAAAAACATGCTTTCCTTTTTGTTTTGAAAGTGCAGTTGTACACGCAAGAGTAACTAAAGTTTCCATCAAAGCAATGTTTGGTGTTTGTATAGGGATATTGTTTATTGTCTGTAAACCTCTCCTAATACACATATCATATTCTTGTGTAATCTTTTTTGCAAATTCAGGGAAGGCTTTAATCCCATCTTGATTTTTCATATAACCTAACATGCTTTGTTTGAATATTGCGAAAGACATGAGTTATTCTGTATAATTAAGAGTGGATAGGAATGTACTCAATTTGGATTTGATTGTATTAAAATCTCCACGATTGTTTGGTCCCATCATTGTAGGTCCTGCTGGTGTTGAGAATATTTGAGCATTTATAGCATCTATTAATTGTTCCATCAAATCAAGTAGAGTTTCACCTCGTACTAATGGCTCATCGGTGGACTCTGTATTTAAGTAGATTTCTCCAGCTCCACCGAGAATAAAAGTGTTATTATCATTTGTAGTAATTCTAACATCACCATTGAAATCCATCTCCGCTCCATCTAATCCATTATCTATTGTAAGTTTACCATCTGATATAAATGAATAGTTTCCTTTAGAGTAAAATAACATTTCAGAATCCTTGGATGATAATATAATTCTACCACTATTAATAAGAACTTGATCAGTTCCTTTTAATTCAGGTTCTTCTGCATATATTGGAGTAGTCTCCATTGGAGTGTCAATCTGACCAGGAGTAAATTCTAATAAATGTTCTCCACTTGCCATTACAATAGTTGAACCATCATCTACTATATCTTCAAGTAAGAATTCTTGTTCTTTTAATTCATCTAAAGATTTATCACCTTGTCTGTTTCTTATTATAATGGTTGGTGCTAAAACATTATCAACATTATTATAACCACTAAAACGAATTGATTGTCCAAAACGAGATTGTATAACTTTATCTCCTTCGTGAAATTGTAATGGATTTATTTGAGTAGCTTCAAAATATTCATTTTTAGGATCATCATCTGTTCCTGATGCTGAAGAGTTTGGTGTACCTGTTTGAGATGTAGTTGAATAATCATCAGATTTTCCTGATGGTGGTTTTTCCTTATCCGGATTAATCAAACTATTTGGATTACTTTTTGCTGAGTTACTGTTAATATCAGAACTTGGCATTCTTTTATAAACATACTTACCACTTGAAAGTCTAACCAATTCAACAGTTTCCCCAATTAATGGTAACTCTATACTTGCAATATCCATCGGCCGTATGAATTTCAAATCTGCTAATGAAGTTGTATTATCATCCATTCTACGTATTTTTGCAGAACCAATTTTTCCAGTATTTTTAGGTCCGAATACTTCAGAGGAAATACCATGTGATGTTACGGCAGGATGATTTTCATCGAGAATAATATCTAGGACGAGACCAGATAATACTTCACTTCTGGTTTGGTTACTTCTACCCGATATATTTCCTGCTTGACTTAATCTACCCATTCTTACCTACTTTTAGTTTTAGTTCCTCTACCTCATTAGTAATATCATCAAGTTTTATATCATGTTCATTACTAACTTCTGAAATGGTTTGATCTAATTCTTTTAGTAATTGTTCTTTTTCATCATTTGATAAAAACCCACTATCTCCTTCTGATTTTTGATTGTTTCCAATAATCCTTTGTGCAATTGCTGCCATTTTAATAAGTGCATCATCATTACGAACAGATGAATCAATTAAATCTCGTATAATCGGTCCCATTGCCATCATATCTTGAGAATGACGGACAAGTTTTCTCATCTCAGCAATCAATTCTGATATTCGTAACTTCTTTGTTTGTTGGTTGTCGTAGATATCCTTAAATAACCCACCAAGGCTTTTACCTGGAAATAATTCGAATTCTGTACTCATGATTTTACCATATTATCTTGTATATAAATATGATAAACAAAAAAACCTCACTTTTTAAGGTGAGGTTCTCTTTTAATGTACATTGGTAAAAAGCGTATATTATGCTTTCTTTTTCATGATGTGGTATATAACTCCAGCTCCTACTAAACCTAGTAAGCCTTCATTACTTAATGAACCAATAATACCCATAATGTTATCCACTACTGATATTTCAGGCCAAAAAGGAATCGATGCACCTTTGAATAATACTTCAAGTACTACTCCAAGAGCAATGATACTGATACCGATTTCTGTTAGTGATTTTGCCCAATCACCGATTTTGTTTAGAAATTCCATATTGTTGTTCTCCTTTGTTTTTTGTTAGAATTGTATAACCTCTTCCTTATTCAAAACATCGGACATGTCTAGAATAACTATGGTATATACAATGAAAAAAGTTCCAATATATATTCAATACCCAATTAGAGAAGTGTATGAGGGGTTTATATATTTATGTATAAAAAAACCCCACGAAAGTAGGGTTGTTTTGCTAACCACTTTATTATACGATTAGAGATTTTCGAGGGAATTTATAACCTATTATTAGTATCCTCTATCTTACAATAAGTATTATAATATTTTCTTTTTAACAACATAATTGTTAAGTATTAAAGTATCCATCTCACAATTTAAAAATGTTTTAATTGCATCAAGTGGTGTTAATACCATTGTTTGGTCTTTTAAATTAAAAGAAGTATTAATAACAAGTGGATACTCATTTATAACCTGTAACCGTTCAAGTAAATTATACATTCTTCTATGTTGTCTTTTATTAACTGTCTGTATTCTTGCCGAATTATCTACATGGGTTATTGCCGGTAAATGATGTTTGTGTTCATCTCGTACTTTGACAACCTGATTCATGAATGGTACGGTATCTTCATAATCAAAATATATTGAAGATGATTCTTCTAATACCATTGGTGCGAAAGGTCTGAACCCTTCTCTTTTTTTAATAACCCTATTCAAACGAGATTTCATTTGAGGATCTCTTGGATTTGCAAGTATGGAACGATTACCTAATGCTCTTGCACCAAATTCCATTCTACCTTCTACCCAACCAATTACATTTCCATCTACAATTTCATTTGCAACTATATTGGTTATCTGTTCATATAATTTTCTCTCACCCCAAACATCCTTCTCATATACCTTAAGAGCAGTAACTACATCATCGGTATTAAATGTTGGTCCTAAATATGGATTAGAATTATCAACTCTATTTCCTGGAGTACTATATGCATAGTGTAATGCACATCCAATAGCTGAACCAGCATCTGATGGAGCTGGTGGAATATATAAGTTTGTGAATTTTGTTCTTTTTAAAATTTTCCCATTAGCAGTACCATTATATGCACACCCACCACTTAAACATAAGTTTTCGGATTTGGTTTGTTTGTATAATGTATCTAATAATCTAAAAAATAAGAATTCATAAATTTGTTGAAGCGATGCTGCAATATCTTTATGTACTTGTTCTAATGTTTCTTCTGGTAATCTATTTGGTAGTTCAAAAAGCTCCGATAACTTTTGATTAAACATACTATTAGTTGACCACTCATAAGTAAAGTAATCCATGTTTAATTCAAACCCACCATCTTTAGTAGTGGTATATAGTTCTTTGAATTTATTTATATACTTAGATGCATCTCCATATGGAGCTAATCCCATTACTTTATATTCACCTTCGTTTGGTTTGAATCCTAAAAATGCAGTAAATGTAGAGTATAACATTCCCAAAGAATGTGGAAACTTAACAGAACCTATTTTTTTAATATCATCCGATGCCTTTGCAAGTGAAGTAGTTTCCCATTCCCCAACACCATCAACCGATAATAAAGCAGATTCATTAAAAGGAGATGTATAATATGAATATGCCAAATGAGATAAGTGATGGTCACAATAAATTAACTGAGTTTCACTTCCTCGTAAAGTTTCTAGTTGTGATATTGTATCTTTATATACTTTCTTATTTCTAGATATTATTTTTAATCTATTAAAGAAGTTTTTCCATCCTCCTTTTTTTGTAGAAGTTTCAATTCTATCTAATTTTAATTCTGGATTTTCATAAAAACAAACTGCCTTCAAATCATTGGGTTTGATTTTAAATTCTTTAACCAACCAATTAATAGTGTTAATTGGAAAAGATGAATCGTGTTTTATACCTGTGAATCTTTCTTCCTCACATGCTCCTAATACTTTCCCATCCTTTATCAACGAAGCAGCAGAATCATGATATCCACAACTTATTCCTAAAATATAACCACTTACCATATATATCTATTTATATATAAATATTACAAATAATCATTATCTATATAAGGGTTTGAAGGAACATCATTATTTTCTTCTTTAGATGACCAGAAATCTTTTTTTCTTGGTTCTCTAAACTCTCCATACTCATGATAATCATTTAACATTTTCTTTTGATGAGTCTTCATTACATTTACAACCTTTGTTATATAGTGTGTTTTACAATCTGTCATTTCTCTTATTAGGAGATATAAATGTTTCTTATTAAAGTTTTCAATATATTCACTTCTTCTAAACAGTTCAAGTATTGCATCTGCTATTTGTAAATCTCGTTTCTTGATAAAAACAGAATTTAAGTTCATATCCCAATACTTTAACATTATTTGTTTAAATTCTTTAAACTCATCATTTTCAGAAGTTTCACTAAAATCATTTTCAGGATTCCAAGTTTCTGGCATCGCTGATAATAAAGATGTTTGTTTCCATCTTTTATAGTTACCGTTGTTTTTTAAAATTAAATGGTTTTTAGCAATAATAGTAAAGTAAGAAAATGCTCTTCCCTTTCCAGGTTTAAACATATGCATCTTTTCTACCATAATAGAAACTACTTCTGTTTGAATATCTTTTTTTGATACATCAAAATAAGAAAACTTAAATGTATTCAATACATTTTCTGCAAGTTTTTCAAATGGATATTTAATTCCATCTTCGTATATTTTAGAACGTAATTCTGAATCAGTCGATGCATTGTATTCAACAATAGCTTCTTGAGCAGGTGAACCAAAATATATTTTGGATTTCTTTTTTCTTGGTCTTGGCATAATTTATATTTCGTTGTTAAGGTCTTCGATTAATTTTTTAAGTTCTTGGAAAGTTACACCAACTTCATCATCTTTTTCAAATGCTTCTCTGTTATCAATATCTTTCATCTTTTTTAACGTATTTTCTATACGTCCTCTAACTTCATTTATTGATGAGATAAGTCTATCTTCTAATTGTTCCGTTTGTTTTAATAAGTTTCTTACACCTATTAACAAAATAAGATTAAGTAAAGCAGATATCAAGATTATGATATTAGTTGTGTTTGATAAAAATTCTATCATAGTTTATTATTTTAATTTAATTGTATATCGTATCCACTAAATTTCTCCATGTACGATGTTATTTTTGTTCCATATCCATCCCTAAAAACTTTTCCATGTTTAAAGTATCGTTTTACAGAACCCTGTCCTCCAAGATGTGCTGCTGCTAATATCCCACTTTCAGTAATTAACATACCATTAATGGTTTGTCCATCGAATACATCAATGTACTTTTGTAATTTTTCTTTGTTGTGTAATAATAAAGCTATCATTGCTTCTTCTTGAAGTTGTGGGTTAGATAAGAATTCATTTTTAGTTACCTTGAATCCTAATCCTTTTAGAGTTGATTTTCCAAATTGGTACTTACCCATGTAACCCCATTTGTTTATGATATCATATCTGTTACCACTTTCTCTAAATCCTATATCAGTTAAGAAGTTATTAAGTTCTTCTGTATAATATATCTCTTGTAGTTTTATACTATCAATTAAACATTGTTTTTCTAATTCCTGTTCCTTAAATATATCAACTAAATCTATTTCATTAGATTCTTTTTCGGTATTCTTTAATGCTGCCGAATCAATTACTCCGAATGATAATAATGTTACTATCACCGAAAATATTATTGGTTTTTTCATGTAGTCTCCTATTTTGATTAAACTATTCTACTAATATACGAAAGATAATTCATATATCCAAGCTTTTTCTTGTATTTTTTAAGCTTCGCCCACCGGGCCGTAGAACATTCCACTCATAACTGATATATCTTCTGATTCATCGTTTGAATCAGAATCATCTTTCAAGAAACTACCAAGTGTGTCCACCAAATCAGAGTTTTCTATAACTATATCTTGCATATCGGTAATAGTTTCTGTTAAACTATTATCAAATTCTTCCGAAGTACAAAACCCTTTATCTATTAATAAATCAATAATGGTTTGTGTTATTAAAGTTTGTGTAAGTAATTTATTTGTTAATTCTTTTATTATCTTTTTTGATTCCAAGTTCATCTAATAAATCTTTTAGGTTATGTTTATCTTCTTCTCCGTAAATCAAATCACCAAATCCCTTGGTAATAGTTTTTTCAGTATAACCGATTGCAGCTGCAAGTCTAATACATACTACTTTGTATTCTTGAATATCCATGTCATCTGGTACATCTAATTCAATCTTACTTGCTTCTCTATTGTGTTCAATAAAATCTTTATCCGTATATGTAAATATAAGTTTTCCCATGTTTTCGTTTTAATTATAAGATTTCAGCTCCCTTTGTTAATAAAGGTTCAGCTTTTTTGTACTTCATAAATTCAGTAGAACCATCTGATAATTTTACCATAACTCTATCGTTTCTACCGTACTTTTTTCCTCGTGTAAATGTTGTAGTGTATCTTCTAACTGCATCTGTTATGAGAATCCCATCCAAATGGTCTATCTCATGTTGTGCACATACACATTCTAATAATCCCTCATCTTGATAGAATTCATTTGAATCCTTCCAATCAGTCTTATCAGATGAAAAGATAACTGTTCCCAAGTTATCACACTCTACTGTAAATGATTTATGTCTTAAAGTTTTAACTGGTTTTTTCATTGTCTTATCTAAAGATAAACATTGTTCTACATAAACAACAGTTTCTTTTGATGCTTCAGTAACCCTTGGGTTAACTAATATCAATGGGTCTTTTACGTTAACCAAACAAACCCTATCTGTTAATCCTATTTGATTTGCAGATAACCCCAATCCACCATGTTTGGTTAATTCGGTTAATAGTTTTTCCGAAATAGAATCAACAGCTGATTGAGACATTGGTTTTGGTAAAAGTTGTGTTCTTAACTTATTTTGATCTTTAATTAATTTCATCGAATAAATTTAATTGATTTGTTGATATTTTTCTTGATGATAACGGCTCACCGAATCCTCTAACATATATAGTCTTACCACCATCAGGTGATTCGTAAATTTTACAATCTTTATATTTTTCTAAAAACTTTTTCATATCTTTTGTTGCCTCGAAGTATCTATATCTTACTTCTTTTCCAAGTTCCATATCGTTTGGAAATTCTTTTACTAATTTTTCTATATCCATTATTCTGCTATATTTAAATATTTTTCTAATAACCAAGATGATGATTGTACTTTTTTACCCAACCCCCATACTGATTCTATTCCGTATGTATTACATACATCGTTCTCTGGTGTAGTTGTTTCTGTTCTATCTCCACCATTACCAAATGCCATTTTACCGTTTATATCATCACTATATGTAGCATGCCATTTGTGTTTTGCATGGTCAATGAAATCAATTGCGGTATCATCACCATGTATAAGTGGATTCATTACATAAACATAATCTACATCTCTTAATGATTCCATGATAAACTTTCGTTCCCCTTCTTTCATAAAAGATTTACCTTTTTTTCTATATAACCACTTATCGTTATTTAATCCAATCCAAACTTCTTCTGCCAACTCTTTGGCTTTTTGGATACATTGTATGTGTCCTTTATGAACAGGGTCAAATCCACCACTAATTAATATTACTTTGTATTTTTTACTCATTTTATTCTTTCTTATATAAAGATACGAAATTTATTTAACATATCCTAATTTATTTCCAATTAAATCCAGCACCCATGTGTCCAAACCCAGCAGTAGATGCGAATATTGGTTTCGTAAGTTCTAAGAACTCAATTATTCCTTTAGGTGATAAATCATATCCTTTGATAAATTCGTGTTCTCCATCAACGATAGCAGTTGCTTGAAGAGGTTGGTCATATCCAATTGCGTATGCAAGTTGAACCATTACTTCTTGTACCTCTGGTCTTTTTTCTAAGATATCTACTGCAACTCTTCTTCCCATGTAAGCTGCACTTCTATCAACCTTAGTAGAATCCTTACCACTAAATGCCCCACCTCCAAGTGGAACTCTAGGTCCGTAATTATCTACTGCTAACTTTCTACCAGTTAATCCTGCATCAGCAGTAAACCCACCAATGTTCCAATCACCTGCAGGATTACAATGTAATGCTTCAATAAAGTAATCAGGATAATCTTCAAAATATTCCATTACTAATTTCTCTAATTGTTTTCCTGGTGCATTCTGAAATGAACATACGACTCTTAATGAGTTCCCATTCATAGTAACTTGAGTTTTACCATCATATGGATATTTATCAAATACAAATTTATTTAATTCTCTTGATAAATAATATTCTTGTGGTAGAAATTCTTCATTATCTCTACAAGCATAACCAATCATTATTCCTTGGTCACCTGCTCCACCAGTATCAACTCCATTTGCAATCTCAGGCGATTGTGAGTTGATGTTAATAATAACTTCAATTGTATCATCGGTAGTTATATTATGTACTACATTTACAATAGTTTCTCTTGTTACTACTGCATTCGAAGTAACTTCTCCTGTAATAAACACCATACCAATTCCACCACAAGTTTCAATTGCTACTCGTGAGTTTGGGTCTTGTTCTAAATGTAAATCTAATAATGTGTCTGATATTCTATCACACATTTTGTCTGGGTGCATCGGAGATACACATTCTGCTGTTCTAATCATCTATTCTGATTTTGTTATTTGCTTTTTCAAGTCTTTGTATTTAAGATTCCATTTTGCAATTTCTTCTTTGTAACCTGCTTTTATTGACTCTTGTTTATCAAGTGTCTGTTTAAGTTCTTTTAATTCTTTTTCGAGTTGTTCTATCTTAACCTCGTATAATCTACTGTGTTCCATATTTAATTACTTAATGATGCTTTAATACTTGGGTGAAATTCATATCCTTTTATTTCATAATCAAATTCACCATTTAATATATCACTCATATGTATTTCAATTGTTGGTAACTCAAATGGCTTTCTTTCCATCTGTTCACTTGCCTGCTCAACGTGATTAGAATATAAGTGTGTATCACCTAAATTACCAATAAGTTCACCAGGTATCATCCCAACCTCTTCTGCGAGTAGGGTGAGTAACATACCATATGATGCTATGTTAAATGGTAATCCTAAGAACGTATCTACACTTCTCTGATTCCACATTAAGGATATAGACCTCTTAGGTGTTGTCGTATAATAATCATCATCAAAATTAGGTATGTTAGATTCATTGTATTCCATACCTGTCTCATAAT